CGCGCTTGCCGTAGTTGTATTTCGCACTAGGTGCATCCTTAGAATACTTATGTGCGTTAGGATTGTCTTTACCCAAACGACCTTGTAGTACAACACGCTTACCAGTACCTTTTACTGACTTTTTAAGGTCGGCTAATCTTTTTTCAGATTCAGCATCGCCTGGTTTGTGAGTAAATTGATATGAGTCGCTCTTACGAGCTTCATCAAGTTCAACTTCTTCCATTTTATTGGCAGCTCTATTCAAACCAGTTACGCGGTTTTGTCCCTGCTTATAATCTTTAGAGGTCAGAGTACCCTTATCAAGTTTTTCTCTTTTCTTTCTTAAATCGAGAGCAGCCTTCGCGTGATAATTACGGAGCGTCTCCTGTGAAACTTCGTCAAGTTCAGCTTCTTCTTTCTTCATACGCTTATTCCAGCGGTGAGCTTGAATAGCTTTTAGAATCTCATCCTTGTTATCACCCTTTTTATTGAGATGCTTTTGGACAATAACGTCAATCGAATGACCAGCGTCATGATCTGCAGCAATCTTTTTAGCATTTACTGCTTCATCAATATTTTCTTCGTTGAGTGAAGGTTTTACGGCCATATATGCAGGCCCTTGGGTCTTTCTACGACGATCGTGTTCTGCCGATAGCTCTTTTTTGGTATAGCTACCATGTGGTACATTTTTCAAAACGTGAAACTTGAGACGAGCATCAGACATTTTCGTGATTGACTCATCGAGCTCAACTGATTCGTTAATATAAGATTTGAATCTCTTCATTTATTCTGTCCTTAGAAATTGATTGCCTAACATGAATTGCTGATACTAGATCTACTTACTTTATTTATAAAAGTAGTTACCACTTAACTTTATCGGCCCAATAAGCAGCCGACATTTTTCCCTTAGCGATATTCTTACCGTGACGAGCTTTGAAAGACTTTCTCTTCATCTTCATTCTTTCGGATTCGCCTTCCTTAGGATCACCCGCAGTCTCGGCTCCTTGCTGTCCAAAGCGGATCGTCTTTACTTGATCGCCGGACTTTGCAACGACTATGTGACTCTTTTCTGGATGACTAGGAGTCGCCTTTGGCTTATTGAAACCGGCAACTCCTGCTCTCTCGATACGAGGATCCTTTTCTTCGAGAAACTGCTTAAACGTCTTCATTTCATTAACCTTTGGATGTTTTCGATTGCTTTTTTACCATGAGGATGATGAGGATTGATACTTACTACATCACCATTCATCAGATCTGATATACTTGCTGCCTTGCCTAAACCGTCGATAGCTTTGTGCATAGGATCGTTCTTATCATATGTAACTTCATAGTTCTTTTTACCGCGAACCTCAACCCAGCCTCTTTGATTGGTATCACGCAACTTTAATACGTCAATATCTTTATCACGGACATATTGAACAAAATATGCTTCTGAGATGTATTGACTAAAACGAATCATTATCCACCAAACTCGTGGCCGGCGACTCGACGCATCTGCTTATTGAACTCTGCCTGTGATGGCTTTTCTTTATAGAGCTTGATTGAGATCTCTGGGCGCTCTTTACCCTTGATGCGCCAGTTCATTCCCTTTTCTTTATGCTCAGCACTCGTAGTCTTTACGACACGACGCTTGTATCCTGCTTCCCAAGACTCGGCTTCCGAGACGGTGCTGCATTGTCCGCAGCAGTCTGGCGTTCCGCAGTTTGGATGTTCTACGAATTCCTTAAAAGATTTCATTTTACTTACCTGTCTTTTCTGCGTGATGAGCTTTTGCTTTTTCCATTGAGTCAAACTCTTTGTAGTACTTGCGATCTGGTGAGTGAACTGCATAGGTCGCTTTCTTAGGAAACTTATTGTAGACCTTGGTGATGCGAAGATCTGAAGCTTCATCAAGTTTGATTTCTTCTCTGGCTACTAACTTGCGATACTTTTCTCCTGCCCTCACAGCACCGGCGGTTCTCTTATCGTATCTTTTCTTATGAGTAGCAAAATCTTTTCCACCAGCGGAAACTCTCATATGACTTCTAGCTTTTGACGCGTCTATGTTAGCTTTACTTGCATAAGAAGAAAGCGTGTTCGGTGAAAGCTCATCAAGCTCTTCGACAGATTCCTTTGTAGCAAGAACTTTAGCTCTACCAGTTTGTTTAGCGAATGCTAGGTCACGACCAAACTTGCGCTTACGATACTTGTCAGAACCATCGTCACCAGATGGTTGATCCGCAAATGCCTTCTGACGATACACATCTAGCTTCTTATCGGATACTTCATCTAGTTGAACTTCTTCGTTCTTCTTATCCCAAGGAGCCTTTTTTAAAGAAACTGGTTTCTTTTCATCATTTGCTTTTGCAGCTGCATATGCCTTTCTATTCCCCATTGGGGTTGTTTTATCAGTAAAATCAGTATGAACATATGCTTCGTCAACATCAGCTTCTTCTGGAACACAATTAGGAACTTTACGTCCATTCTTTTCTTTGATGCCAACCTGCTTGTATCCAGTCCAGCATGCTTCTTTTACAAACTTCTTAAAAGATTTCATTTTATCCTCTTAAAACTTATTGGCTGGATCGTCGTTATTGACGGCAGCTGCGTTGTAATGGCGAACTTTATATAGTGTACCGTCGTCGTCTCTTACTCTTAGCCAAGAAATGTCTCCGCCTACTACAGTACCCTTACGTAGTTGACCGTCGAACATATCCATCGAGTGTTTCGTAAAACGAACTCTATCGCCTCTCTTGAATGTGCCAAACGATCCTGCGAGCATAAACTCTTTAAGGGATTTCTCTCCGGGCGTATCTTTCTTATAAGTCTTGACTAGCTTATCGGTCCCATCCTCACGATTATGAGGGTTCGGATCACCTTCTTGAATATCTCGAGATAGATTCTTGCTTGAAGATTTATCTCTTTGCTTTGCAGCATCAAGCATACGATCGTGCCTTCTTGCATCAGCCATCTTTTCTTGAGAGATCTTCATCTTCATCTTTGCTTGTTCTACGCCTTCGTCAACAGATTCAAAAGCGTTTCCGATCTTACCTGTTTTGACTTCTCCAGAATACTTCTTTTGCATTTGACGAGTAAGGTTCTTCTTCTCTGTACCAGTGATTTCGTCTGGTGTAGTCTTATCAAACTTATCCACGTCGCCATCAACATCTAAGTCGATTGCTTTACTTCCATGCATCATCATATGCTTTGGAGTTAGACCAACACCTAGCTTGTGCTTTAGAGCCTTTGGTATCTTAACTGCTTTATCAGGGTCCTTTATGTGGACAAAAGGATGAACTGCTGTTGGCGATACTGCTTCGCTTCTTACTTTAGCAGCAAGATCTGAGTCTGCCTTACCCCAAGTACCCTTGCCTTTTGTGGCAAACGAGTTAACTCTTGCGAGACCCCACTGAGTTGGAGTCGTACCTGGACGGTGTCCAGTTCTCCAAGCAGCTACACCACGATCGAACACCTTCTTAAGTATTCCGTATGATATTCCGCTCTTTTCGGCTTTATTCTTGAGAGCTTCTTCTGGATTATTTTCCATAAGAACATCGTACTCTTCAGACATGACAAAGTTATCAACATCTTCCATGAGACCGAGTATTTCAAACGAAAAATCTTCGTGGCTCTCGTTAATCTGTTTCTTAAAGATCTTAAATCTTTTATCAAACTTAACAGAACCATTCTTTTCTAGTGCCATATGCGGTCTCTTACGAAACTTAGTATCTGCCTGTGAAGCTTCGTTAAGAGACTCGCCAAACATCTGTTTAAATTTTGTTGTGTGAACCGATGGCTTCGTCTTAGCACCTTTATCACCAGGCGCTGGCTTATATGATGATTGCTCATCGTCGCTCTTTTTAGAATACTTTGCGAAGTGTCTAGCACGATCATCCTTTACACTTGATTTAACGCCAGCATAGTATCCCTTAGGCTGCGAACCCGGCATATGTGCCACGTCTTTGTCCTGCGGTTTAACGGTTCTTGATTCTAAGAAAGTTTCGAACGCAGTATCTAAAGATTCTTGTTTAGGCGCAAGGACATTCTTTAGTCTTTCTTTTTCTGCGGCACGAACTTTAGGAAGAAGCTTTGCTGCAATACGACCAATGACTGCCTTAGGTACTTTTGCAAGTCTTGCGTCTAGATTGATCTTTTCGGCAGGAGACATTTCCGAATACTTCTTGTTCTTCATAAGGCGATCACGAATAACTTCTAAAGCTCGCTTTCTTGCTCTCTTAAGAAGGTTTTCTTTTGGCGCCATCTTTCTCTTAGCTCTCTCACGAGCAGCCTTTATCTTTGTCTTATAACGTTTCATTATAAGACCACGTTTACGTCTTTGAGCAAGAGTAAGAGGTGCTGCTTCTAAAACTACTTCTTCAGTGCTTTCTGTCATGTTCATTCCGTTTCTAACCATGTCATACACTTTCTTAGCTGACGATTTTAACTTTTTTGGAAGACCGTTCTTAAAAGCTTCAAGGTCCTTCTTAGCTGCAAGAGATCTCATCTTTGATGCTGACATACCAGAAACATCGTCAGAATCCGGATCTCTTTCTCCGGCAGATACTACTGATATATTCTCAAAATTGTATTCTTTTCCGTTATACTTATTCATAAGAGTCTCAAATTCATTGACTCGATCCGAACCGACAACGATTACGAGTTCCGAATATTTTCCTGAGAGCTCTTTGGCTACTTCTATGAGTGTTTTTGATGTAGACTTTTTAACGATCTTGCCAAATGCAGATTGACCGAGAGATATCTTCTGATTGTACGATAGCGGGTTCTTTTTAGGATCTTGTGTATGAGACATATAGATCGCAGGTTCGCCCTTACGCTTAATCGCTTCAGACATGACGGTGTTGACTAACTTTTCATGACCGGTTGTAATTGGATTAAAACGACCAAAACTAACGACAGCCACACCTCTTGCAGCTTCGTTCATAGTTGGCTCTGTTTCTATGTATTTTGTTGGGTCAAATTCTTTAAAGCTTTTTTGCTTCTTTTTCTTTGGATCAATCTTTTTATTGTCGTCCATCTTGTCCTCTAAGGAGTATGTTCTTTCTATTTATAATATCAGTCTCTTAAAGTAAAATTATCCTTTGAGAAGAAGTTCTTTGCGCAGTATTCCTTCTCTGTTGGATAGTCGTGAGGGCACGTCTTTTCTCTCTTCATTTCAGGATCTGTAAACGTTGCAGTCTCTTTCCAATCAAAACCATACACATCTACGTGCTTTGGGTTACAAGTTGATAAGTAGTCTAGAAAAATTAGACCCGTTGTTGGGTTACTGTATTTACCAGAATGCTTCTTTAACTCTTTATACAGATTTTCCGGATAAACAAAGTCGACTGCATGTATGTTACTTGGTGTTCTTCCCTGATGGCCAGCATGCATCTTTTTAATATGTTTAGGTATCTTATTAAAGAAAGACTTATACTCAGCAGCATTCCAAAAGACCCAGACGTTGGTTTTCGTTCCGTGGCTCTTACTTACCTCTTGACGCGTGTATAACATCGCTGCTTTATTGATGCGCACAACAACATCGTGTGCATCAATCTCTTCGCCGTAACTCTTACCAAAGAGTGCCATCGAGTTGCCTATCACGGCAACCGTTTTACTTTTAAACCATTCTTTCATTGTCTTAACACAAACTTTTTGTTGCTGAAAAATTTATTTATGCAGTATTGCTTTTCAAGAGCGAAATCATGTCGGTCGTCGTGAAGTTTTCTATCGTGAAAAGAAGAAGTCGCTTTCCAGTCGTAACCATATACGTTTACTTGATCTGGATTGTAAAGAGAGATCAAATGAAGTATCCTCAATCCTGTTGATGGGCGATGATGACCGAGATCGTTTCTTAACCACTCGACGTCTATCTCAGGATGATGCAGTATCTCAACTATATGATCACAAGTTTTATTCGTAACTCTATTTGGCTTCATAGTCTTAAACCAGTTTAAAAACCAGACATCTGTTCTCTTACCATGAGACTTAATATCTTCTGGTTTTAACATAAAGAAGCCACGTTTGATCCTGCAAACGACCTGTGCAGAGTCTATTTCTTTACCATATGTTTTATCAAAAAGACTTCTTGCGTTTCCGACTATAGACACAGTCTTACCTTCAAATACTTCTCTCATAATCCTCTCTGAAGACTGTAGTTCATGTAGATTCTTTCTCTATGCCATTCATCAGCCATTGGTGTTGTAGCGAAGTCATGGAAGCACGGAGTTCCTAATGTATAGTGAAGAAGCTTTGCATTCTTGTTCTCTCCAAATTCGTCAGGTAGCCAGTTCCATTCGATAGGCAGTTCTCCAATTAGACTATCGTCTAGCCAAGTGAAACGATGAACGACTGCACCTGTCGCATTCTGCACAAACTCGGGAGTCACAACTCGATTCGCCTCGTGTCCACAGTTCCATAGTATCACACTTGACCAATTTTTGCGAGGATAATTTTCATTCTTTGCACCAAGATACTTTTCTTCCATGCGAGTCTTATAGTCGTGTTTTACGACCATGACGGCTTTCGTCTCGTCACGCATATTCCACAACTCTGTAATGTCGTCACGAAGAATCATATCTCCGTCAAGGAACAAAGCCCAACCCTTATAGTTCATTAGGTGCGGAATAAGAAAGCGACTGTATATGAAGTGATTGCTGCCATCAGTATGCTTTTCTTCGTATCCGCTCAAGAGATTGAGTGATAGAGGATTTAAACTAATTGGCGATGTGGACAGTCTCATAATTGAGTTTGAACACACGTGATAAGCTGCTGATTCTCTCTTATCAAAACCAATAAAAATTGGTATCATGACGCTTCCTTTCTTCTACTATGCATTATATCTATCGTTAAGTTCTTAAAGAACATTTTTTCGGGTTGGTGTAGCATCCACTCAACTACATTTGCGATGTAATCCGTATCTATGCGTGGGTATTCTTTTTTGGAATCCGTCATTGGAGTGTTCATTCTTCCAAGTTTTAAATGAATGACTTTGCAGCCGGTGTCAATTAACTGAAGCTGAGAACAAGCTTTTTCCAATGCAGATTTATGAATAGCATATTCATTAACGGTGTCTTTATTACCGTCAGCGCTTACACTTCCAATGTTAATGATTGTGCAGTTTCTATATTTATTTTGTTCAAATAACTTATATAATAGATCAACTTGCGCATAAGCATGATACGCGTTATTAATATAGACATCAAAATTTTCTATTAAAAATGACTCGACACCATTTGAAAGATTGTGTCCGTTTGACCTACTGAGACCTATTGTGTGATGTTTCTCTGATAGTCTATCGTATAGCGTCTTGCCAAGACCGCTAGTATGACCAGTTACTACTACCTTCATGTTATACTGTGTCTTTCAATATCGCATGCGACCATCTCGCATATCATAGACTCAAACGAATACTTTGGTTCCCAACCAAGTAGTCTCTTTGCTTTGTCCGAGTCTGCGTGTAGGCTGTGAAGCTCATTCGGTCTTTGGAATTCATTATCGGATACTACATAGTCTTCCCAGTTTGATATCCCAGCCGCCAAGAACGCGATCCTGCATAGATCCCTTACGCTGTGTTTAACTCCAGTTGCAATGATAAAGTCTTCAGGTTTGTCCTGTTGCAACATTAACCACTGAGCACGTACGTAATCCTTTGCATGACCCCAATCGCGTTCTGCATCTAGGTTACCAAGGATAATCTTATCACCCTTTCCAGTTACGATTCTTGCAACGCCGTCGGTTATCTTTCTTGAGACGAACTCTATTCCACGAATAGGAGACTCGTGATTGAATAGAATACCTGTGCAGGCAAAAGCATCGTAGCTCTCTCTATAGTTTCGTGTAATGTGGTATCCATAGAGTTTAGCAATGCCGTATGGACTTACTGGTTCGAAAGGTGTCTTTTCTGTCTGCCTTCCGTCTATACTACTGTTTCCAAACATCTCGCTCGTACCAGCTTGATAGAACTTAGTATCAGGTTTGATACGACGAATTGCCTCAAGACAATTAAGAGGACCGAGCGCATCAACGTGAGTAGTTACATAAGCAAGTCTCCAAGATCCACCAACGAAGCTCTGTGCTGCGAGGTTGTAGAACTCGTCGGGTTGCACTATCTCCATTACATCCATCAGGCTACATGGATCAGTAACATCTCCTACGATTGTCTTAAGACCCTTACTAAATAAATCTAGAAACTCTATGTTGCTCCAATTTGGACTTGTATATCTCTTAACGACTCCGTATACAACGTAACCTTTTTCTAACAAGAAATCAGCAAGGTAACATGCATCTTGGCCAGGGAATCCTGTAATTAGCGCAGTCTTCATTTTATGTTCCTTATTATATCTGCGACCATGTTTATATTATCGACCAAGTTAACACAGTCGTTTCCTATAAAGAATCCATTTTCATGAAGATCATCCGCACCTTCAAACGTTCCAACACTATCCCAGTTCAAAAGATTGATCACTGGGTTCTTCATAAAGTTTCCTGCTACGATCGGTCTAGTTTCAACTTCATTCTCTGTGAGGATCTGAATGACTTCTTTTCTTCTTCCCTTTAGATGTCCTTCTAGGACTAATCCAAAACCAAACCAACTACTGGTACCATGTTCTGATTGTAATCTAATACCAGGGACGTTACGAAATGCGGCTTTGGCTGCGGTCGCGTTCTGTCTACGCTTCGTCATCATATCTGGCCACTTCCTGAGTTGCTCTTGCCCAACGGCGCCGCTCATCTCAAGCGGACGAACACAGTAACCAGGAAGAACAAACTTAAAGCTATCCTCGAACGGATCGCCAGTTTTCTGATGTAGAGTACTACCTTCAGACATATCACGTATCCAACCGTGAGCTCTCAGACTCTTTAGATACTCGTATGTTAGGTCGTCGTTCGTAAGAACCATTCCGCCTTCCATAGTCTGCATATGATGGCTAAAGAAGAAACTAAACGTGCCCATCTCACCAATGGATCCACAGAATGATGAACCTTCCCAAGCTCCTAGACTCTCACAGTTATCCTCAAGAAGAGCAATGCTGCGTTCGTCGCATATCGTCTTAAGTTCTTCAAGTTCTGCTGGGTTACCTAGTAGGTTCACAACAAATACGGCTGCCGTATCTTCATCGATCGCCGCAATCACTTTCTTTGTATTAATATTGAACGTGTTAGGATCAACATCAACAAAGCGAAGCTTATATCCCCACTGATGTACTGGGAAATACGTTGTACTCCAACTCACAGCAGGAACAACGATGTTTCCTTTATTCTTGTACTTAGGATTGAGAGCGAGCGCAGCAAGTGCTATTAAGTTAGCACTACTTCCGCTATTCGTCATGACTGCATATTTACTACCGAAGAACTTAGCGAATTGCTTTTCAAACTTCTTAACCTCTTCACCCATAGTATATCGCCCACTTGCGATTACTCGATGAATAGCATCTATTTCTTCCTGGCCCCAAGTATCACTCGCAAGTTTGTATTTCATTTTATAGGTCCCTTCCATTGTGTTGCACCGTTTATGAATTTGAATGTTTTCTTGTCTTTTATTTCTTCCATCGTAAACTGACCCCACGCAAGACTCGCGAATAGATGAAACCTTTCTTTTTCTTTTAAATGCTCTATCTCTTCAAATGAATGGGTTAACGGAAACGCGGCACAGTATCTTTCACATATCACAGGTATTCCTCTTTCCAATGCCGTAAGAGCTACTGCACTATTGAAAGCAACTACGCAGTAAGCATTGTTTAGAACATCGTCAAGAGATTCTTCGTAATCGTGTTTTTCTTCGTACTTAACATTAATCATTAGATTATCCATGACAGGCCCGGTCTTTCTTCTAACTACGATCGGCCTATCCGTGTATTGTTTTATTTTTTCTATAGTTTCAGCTTCCCAGTTTGTATGATTGAATACTCGAGCAACGGTATCGCTCGGTGGAAACACGACAATATTTTGTTTCTTGTTAAAATTATAGTCTAAAAAGTTAATATCAAATAGTTTTAAACGATCACTGTTAACATCAGGTAATATGGTATTCTGAACAAATCCGTTTTTTACAACTCTCATCCAGTTTGGATATCTATAACCTGGTTTAAAGTATGCGTGATCTATGTAATAGAAATTCATATTATCATTCACGGCCATATCCAAAATATGAGCGTTTCCTCTTAGCAGACCAGCAAATACCACAGATTCATAACTAGGTAATAGCTTTTTAATTCTTAGATGCGGTGGTGCATGCCGTGAAGTTTGGTGTTTGTATACATGATGACGTGTATAAACAATTTTTGCTTCGTTTGTGTAACCAAAAGATTTAACATACGAGTCTTGGTCTTTTTTTCCTGAAAGAAATGCGCACATCATTTTACTTTGTTCCAGTATTCTGTGTTTCTCTTTACGACTAGATCCCTCTTATTACTAGTCCCTTTCTTTTTACGAGGACCCTTCATATGGTCCATAAACATACCGAGAGGCCCGTTAATGAAAGGATGATTATTCTTAATTGGTGGGCTAAGGTTATACCAGTGATCATCGTTAAACTTTGTCTTTGCTGCATCATAAGTATGACAATCCGTCCACATATCAAGGCGAAAGATACTATCATCAATATAGTATTGCTTCCAAGCATTAAGAAACTCTTTGGATATTGGATGTTTCGTATTTAAGATATGAAAACCAGTTTCAGTGTACATCCAAGGGCGGGCAAGATATCCAGCGAACTTTTCGTTTGGGCACCAACTGTTAATATCATTTACAGAGACAGATGAATGAGTTCTGCTATCGCCATCTAACCATATAAGAACATCTGTATCGTTCTCTTCAAGGAATTGGAACAAAGCAAACACTTTATGACTAAATCTTACTGCGTCGTATCTGTAATTTTTCTGACCTGCTTCAGATTTACTTCCGAGACCATTTGCTTCCAAGTTGTTCGCGTGTCTTTCTTTAAAAGCTATTAGATCTTTCTGATTTAATATCTTATATGTAACTCTCTCGTCTCGAATGAGTTCGTTCTTTGGAATAGGGTCGTCAACATACACAGTTAATGATACTTCTTTTGGCCAGTATCGAATAAACCCATTGATGAGCAGCGATCCAGTCTCTCTGAACCCGCTTGTATTATAACAAGTTACTGCATTAATTCTTTTCATATCTTACCTACGTCTAAATATTTTGATACTTCTTTCCACAGGAGGCCATCTTTTATATCTTGAATACTGTAATGAGACATTGCTATCTTTTGGATCCAAGTTTCTCTATCTATTATATATGGACTTTCTAACATTGACATGTCATAATTTCCAACATCTGCCACCGGGCTCTTTTTCCAATCCGGGTCCATGATAAACACCGGAACGCCTTCAATCGCGCTAACGGCTCCAGGAGAACTGTTATATGTAATGGAACACCATGCGTTTTTTAAATCTTCTAAAATGCTTTTATTTCTCGATATGGTTACTCTACTTTTTTCTAAGTTACTAATGTATCCATTTACTAAATGATTATCGGTTGGGTGTAATCGAATGACAATATCTCTATCGGAATATTCCCTTATCTTTTTTATCGTTGAAGTGCACCACTTTAATCCGTCTAAACCACACATAGTCCAACCGGAACTCTTTTGCATAAGTATGAGAATATGATCTCCGGTTTTTCTCCAAGGTTTAAGTTTGCATTCGGTTACCTTACTTATATTAGTCCATCTGTTTGGATCTATCTCTTTATCAAAATAATAACCAGTGTTTGCAAATATGCCGTTCATGCTGTATCTAAAATAAATGTTTTTACTTAGATAATTAAAGATGTTCCCATCAACAGTTAAAATGTGGCCGCAATGGTTTTTCTGTTTTTCTATGACGTATCTTCTAAACATATTATGAGGTGTATCGGATCCTGGCTTTGGCCATCCCTGTATGATAGCAAGATTGCATTTATTCCAAACCGAGTTTTTCACGACAGAGCAATTTGGAAATGTTTTTTGAATTGCCTCAAATCTTTCATCTTTTCTATCAGACTTTAGAGTTTTGTAAAATATAGAAGATGTAATCACGATGAACCTCTAAGTAAAAATGTATCATCGTTAAATATGTTATTCAAACAGTAATTTCGTTCTGTTCCAAAGTCATGAGCGATACATTTTCTTCTCTCGTGCCAGGAATAAGATGCTTTCCAATCGAAGCCATATGCAAAAACTTTTTGTGGGTTCTGCTTCTTTATATAGTATAAGACTCTTAGACCAGTCGAAGATTTCTTTGGCAAGTTACCGTCTAACTGCTTTCTATCCTCATCAGAGAACACCAGATCTGCCATCTCTATATGCAATGGGGATACGTCTACAGTATCCATCTGCATCTTACGTACGTGTCTTGTATGAGGTTTATTAAAGTATGCTTTGTTTTGGTTAATGTTCTGCATACACCAGATATCAAGACGCGATCCCATCTGAGATGGAAACTCGGTGAAGCGATATCCACCACGGTTGATACGAACCACTACTTCTGCTCGATCTATTTCTTTACCGTACTTTTGTTGTAAGAGCGAAGCCGCATTACCAACAACCGCAACAGTTTTTCCTGCGAACCATTCTTTCATCGTTAACTCAGTTTTAGATAATAAAAAAGGAGGACTGTATCCTCCTTTAAAAGGAGGACTGTATCCTCCTTTATTTATTCAAACGATACAAATAAGATTTACTCTTACTTTCCGCCCTTTTTCTTTTCGGTGTTATCTTTGTGGAAGGTGTGATCTGGATCTATCATCATGCCCACCCTACTAAATTCTGATTTGATTTGATCTGCCACGGAGCTTCTTGGCGATCGATTCTTCGAATACGGTTCTCTAGGTCAGCAAGATCAGAAGAGTCTGCAAGATATTCATCAATATTATCTTTTTCGGTTCTTACTTTAAATAAATTTTTAAAATTAAACACCGCGAGCCTCCTTACCATACGCAGCTTCAAACGCGATTTGATCGATAGAACTATAATGTAATCCTAGATCTTTGAGCTGATGTATGGTTAAAGAACTGAGTTCTTTGTAGGTTTTTCTATAGGTTCTGTTTCTAGAATACCACTTAACGAGTAGGGATATCATACTGACACCCCTAGTCTTGGTGCGACACCATACTGCTTCATATGGAAGTATGCATAGTCGGCATCAGCTTTATACTCGGTGCGAGCCCAAGTAGCAAGTTCTTTATCAGATTCTGAACGGTGCGCGGTTTTTATTAGACCATCAAAAAGTCTTAGCGTTAGCATTATTTTCTCTCTTTCAATGTGTGTGTATTTTGTTGCCCGTAGTAGAATTACCACAGATTTAATGATATTATTTATAGGAATAGTTTACTAAAATAGGTAAAAAAGGTTTACCTATTTAGAATAGCCGGTATTCGGTTATGTTATAGCTACTATTCGCTTACCTCGGCAAGATTATCTTCAACTGCTTTTAAACGGGTTGATCGTTGCGGCCTTTAGAGTCGTCTGGGTCTGTGTTCTGTGACGTACACAACGTTGTTATATTTTCTATACATAATTAAACGCTGATCTCAACATAGACATCACCGGTTGCTGTGCCAAATGTGCGATAGATAAACACACCAGTTCTACCATCATTGACGTTAGGAGCAGTGTTATTCCCAGTGTGATTGCCAGCGTTAACGCCTGTTGTCACAGCACGATTGCTACCAGTATCATTCTTAACCAATACGGTCACAGTCTTGCCTGCTGTAATATTAGAGAACGCAATGACCGCAGTAGTAGTAAGTTCAACTAACACATTATGATCTGTAGCAAAGTCAATAGTCAGCGTGCCTGCCGCACCTAGTGTTCCAGCATCACGAGATTGACCGTGATAGTTTCTAGCAGTAACAAGATTTGTGACGGTTAAGCTACCCAATGTGCCCACACTAGTCAAACTACTTGTAACTACATTGCTTGCTAATGTTGTGCCAGTAACGTTTGCAGCAGCAACTGAACCGGCAGAGCCTGACACATTACCTGTTAATACCTTACCTGATTCAAGTGTAATACCTGTACTGTCCACAGTGGCAATTTTAGCTAATGTCGTGGTGTTTATCGGAGTAGCCCACAATTCAATATAACCGCCTTGATTAGTTAAGGTTTGGTTACCTAACGCCTTATAGACAATACGTTGATTGGCTGTTCCTGGTATTATCGTGCCATTATGTGCGGTACCGCTGAGACGCATAATTTCTTCATCGGCCAACACCGCGGATGGTGATGCTGCGGTATTATTATATCTTCTCGAAACAAACGCAGAAAATGCATTTTGTGAGTCATTGTATATTCTACTAGGTACGCCAGGTGACCCGGCAATACCTGTAACGTGTAACATAACTCCAGTGTTAACTGGCGATTGGAAAACTCCGCCCGAACCACCAATAATTTCAACAGCGCCTTCACTACTATTAGCGTTCGGCACAAGTATACGAACTTTGCCGGATTCGTCTACTCTAAAAACGGCGCCATTTGCATCCGGGTCGATTGGATCATATGTATCTGGTGTATGCACATGAAAATTGCCGATAACATTAATAACACCATTGGCTGATGATACTATATCAATGTTTTGACCAAGATTCACTGAACTTAATGTAGCAGCACCATTAGCTGGAACTGTTGCTTGGAAGTCACCGAAACTAAAATCGAGCCCTTCAGAGCTAATGATAATTTGGCCTTGGTTATTGGTAGTGACACCGGGTCCTAATCTAACACCGCCTATTATATCATTAGTTGCCGCGTTCAGTTGAAGTCTATCGGATCCATCTATCGTAAATGCAGTACCTATTTTTATCCCGCCAAGATCACTTGATGAAGCAACAGAAAGAGAAACTTCATTACTGCCATTTAAGTAAAGACCATCGCCAGTTTCTATCGTATCAAAGATGAATTTTTTGGTAGCTTGATCGTAAGTTAGATACTTGTTTGTGCCCACAGTTGCTGAATTAATATCATCTAATCTAGAAAAGTTAACTTCACCGCCACCACCGATTGACGACATTTGTTGTTGAATGCGCTGTAAGAACAAACCGTAATGATCGTTCATTTCTTTAAATGTTACAAATTTTTCGCTAGGTTCTCTTCGAAGAGGATCGTTCCATCTTTGAGTTTCTATATTTTCAGCCACATTACGTACAATAGGTTCGGATTTACGTGGACTATTTAAATAGTGCATCGTCTTTTTTACAACGTCTTCTTCCTCAATGGCCGTAGGCGCAATTATAATTTCTTCTTTAAGATTTGGCTCTTGAGACTTCTTCTGTGCAGCTGCTGCTTCAAGAAGCATTTTCTTCAACTCGTTAATTGCATTACTCATTATCGTTGCCATCCCTTTATGTATTCCGCGGAGAAGTTTGCTTTACTAAATTCGAGTCGGTCTACAAGTTTAACTGCGTTCTTACCCATGTGGTCGATTGCGACAAAACCTTCCTGCTCGGTTACCTTATACCCGTCAGCTGTCTTGAGGAAGGTACCAATTCTCTTTGCTCTATCGAGCTTTCGTATGATTAATAGTTTTGCGTCTATGATATGATTGTATAGATCAAACATCGCTACGATCTGAGATCTCTGAGTCTTGTCAAAGTAAGACATTACTTCGTCTTTTTTAGCCATCACAGCCTTCTTGCCAGCGTCTGTCTTTTTCTTTTCAATCTCGCCGTCGTAGTATCGGTTCAGATATACGATTAGGTCGTTGACGAACACCGCAGAGTTGCGAACTCTTTCTCCCTGACGGATCTTGGAGTTTACGAAGGTCTTTACTCTCATAAGTCTCTCTTCGTTCTCAGAGATGCCGTTAAGTGTCTCCCTCTTAATCGAGTTGAAGAGCTTTCCTGCCTTGGATAGTATCTCAGTGACGGCTTCGGTCTCGTTTGAAGTAAAGTTAGCTGTTCCGGACACGTCTTTATAGACGGCGTCGACGGACCAGACAGAATTTACTTTCTTAAGGCCGCTTGCGATCTCTTCTCCAAAACTCGCTGACATTGTTTCAAAAGAGTCTCCTCTGTATCGAGTGTGCCATACCACTCCGATCTTAGATCTGAGGATTTCCTTAGCAAGCTTGCTGTTTTCAGGTACCGCGTAAACAATCGTATTAGGATGAAAAGTAATATGCGGTTCATCATTAATGTTAACTTCTTTGATATCTTCTCTCGCATATAGAAAGTCACCTTGTATCACACCCTTGATGCCAAGCTTTGGAAGCTCAGCAAGAGCAAGTTTCAATTTTGTATTCAAATCGCCTGAGGTATCGGCATCAATGTCTTCGTCTGTTTTATAGACCTTTGGATTCTTGTTGAAGATACCCTTCTTAGCGACGAAGAACTTACGGTCAGAAGGGTCTATTCCAGCGAATACGGCAGGTGCGCCATCCCACTTAACGGTTACGTTGATAGGAGCTTTAGATCTTCCAGCAAGCATGTCTCGAAGCGAGCGGAGGAAGTTGATTGACGAACGAGTTCCATCAACACCGAGGTTTAGAATGGCATCTTCAAGGTGCTCCATATGGAGATTCTTTTCCTCGGCGAGGTATTCTCTAAAAGTTATCATCATACTTTCCTTATTGATCCGTCGTGCTTTACGTGATATGCCTCGAAGGAAATACCTGGATACTGTTTTGCGAGAGCCTTAAACATTGTAATGTTCGACATGGCATCGTCAAAGAAACGAACTCTCTCGTACTTACCGCCACGAAGATACTTATGGAAGACGAACCTCTTGTTCTTTGCAGATGATCCAAGTTTTAGATTTCCAGCTCTCTCAACATATACGTTATCAATATCTATACCATAACGACGGAATGTGTCAAGGAACTTTTTCTTATCGTCGAAATCGGATCGAGCAGTCACGATAATGACTCTAGACCCTGCAGCCGTGGCGTTCTTAATGATCGCCTTTGCTTTTTCGATCATCTTCATGATGGGGACTGAAGTCTTCTGAAAGACTTCTGCGGACTCAAACTCCCCGAAGTTATAGGACTCGCCATCTTTCAATTTATAAGTATTAAATTCTTGATTATCGAGTGAACGAACTAACTTGCCGTCCTTCATCACTCGTATCTTAGCAGAAGTGCGAAAGAGAGTCTCATCGATATCAAAGATCGTTAGACCTTTACCGCGAGTCTGTTCGGTTATGAAAGATTTAAATGAAAGCATCATTAAACTCCAAAAAGATCTTTTAATGTTTTTTCCATCACATCGAAATCTATGTTAACTGTTTTTCCCATCGTAGGTGCAATGTTAAACGGAGATCTTCGTGCTCTTGGTATTGAAAAACTCATTTCAAATGTAAATTGATATGTTCCGCCACCTTTTGCCTGCACTCTTGCCCTATAACCAGCGTTTGCGGCATTACCAAATGAAGGAACACCCTTTAATCCAAGCGGATTGTTATTTCCTAATAAAAAGAACCCATCAGTACCAACATTTACATAATAAGTCTTTTTCTTATTGTAGTATTCTTCTATCTTTGTTGCAGGTATAACACCTTTAATTTCTGAAAAACGAGAAAGCTCTTTTGAATATATTTCTCTTTTGTTTAGTCCTTCTATCTCAGACAAAACGTTTCTATTCTTCGTAAACTTATATGGTTCTTGCTTCCAAGAAGATTTGATTGTGTCAAGTATCCCAACTTGTTTAGCGAGTTCTATGACAAATAGTTTTTCGTCATTGGTTTCATTCTCACTACCTATCGACCAATTGCCATCGTTCCATTTCATGACTAACGAACCTGCAGATGCCGCAGTGATCTTAAGTTCACACCCGGTTGCTGTCTGGCCAGGCCCAGGTCTTTTAATCATAAGATCTGGTATATCAGATCCAGCGCCAGCAGGAACAAAACTTTTTGGTACGATGTCAAATGGTTTTAACGCTTCAACAGCATTTCTTTCGTATTGAAAACCTTGTTGAGCCACTTCAATAATATACCTTCTAAAAGATTGCATAGAAAACCTCTGAGTTTTCTTTTATTTATAAAAGAAAGAAGAGGCTTTACGCCTCTTCATATACTGCATTTACTTTCGTAGTAAAGAACGTCGGAGTCCATCCATTGAACCCAGACCCAAGGTTCATTTTTCGACAGATATCCCTTGCTTTGGTTTCGTCGCAGCTAAGATGAATCAATGTACCGGTATCTTTTTCAAGAATATCGTAACCGTCTTCTTGTTTCTTTACGCTATAGCTCATTTCAGATCTCCTACTTCAAATAACGACTTTTTGCCCTTAGGTTTAATATCCCACTGCTGATTGAAAGCACCCTTATCAAAGACAGAGGAGTCTTCATCATCACTCGTAAATTTAGTCTCACCACGTTTATTCGTTCGGTCATCCTGCGGTTCTTTAAACAGAGTTTTCTGAGCAGACTCTTCAGCATCGAACAGTTTCATCTTTGCACGGTCGATCCCAACGATAAATCTTCGATACTGACCAAGATCACCCCAACGGTTTTTAAGCTGTTTGAATATGATCTGGCGACGGTCTGACAATTCTTCGGATGTAACTAGGCCGAAGATTGCATCTGCAGTATGAGTAATACCCATGGACTCTGAAGTATTCGATAGTTCAACGTCAGAACTATCATACGCTCCGCGATTGAACTGCGAAGAAGTTACGATAGCTAAATTAAACTCCATCGCAAGACCACGAACTTCTTCTGCGATAGATTTTACGAGAGTATAGGAGTTTGCTTGCGCAGCTCCCTTTACTCTTGAAGACGAACAGATATTCAGATAGTCCAAGAAGATAATATCTGGTGTAAAGTTCTTCTTCAGGCGCAACTCATTCAGTAGGTGACGGAAATGACCGGAGTGAGCAGACCCAGTCGGATATTCCTTAATGATAAGTTTACCTGGAGTCTTGCGTTTAAAGATAGCCATCTTCTTTTCAAAAACATCGAGAGGAAGCTCTCGAACTTCATCAAGAGTTATGTCCATGATGTTTGCGTCGATCCTTCTCGCAACTTCTTCTTCGGCAAGTTCCATTGTAATATACAGAACGTTCTTTCCGAACATAAGACTCGAAGCAGCCATGTGACACTTAACGAGAGACTTACCACCACCGGTAGTCGCAAGCAGGACAGTCATAGACTTACGAGGAAGACCGCCCTTTGTTACTTTATTCAGAAGTTCAATATCAAACGCGATGCGTTCATCTTTACGATGATAGTAGCTGTGTCGAGACTCAACATCTTCAAGGAAGTCATGACCGATATGAGAGTCAAAGCCGATGCCAAGGGAGTCCGAAAGTATCTTTGGAATTGCTCCCTTGTCAAGTTCTTTATCCTGCCCGTCAAGAATAAGGATTGCTCTACGAATTGAGTTATAGAGATCCTTATCCTGACAGAACTTTTCCGTTTCATTGATAAGAAAGTGTTCGTTCGTATCCTTATCAACTTTCAATTCGTCAATAAGAGTCACCACTTCTTTATATGAAGACTCGTTAAGATCCTTACGTTTATCGATAGAGATCTTAAGAGCCTCAATAGATGGCGGCTCTTTGTATTCATTCATATAATCGGTATAAGTTGAAAAGATCTTACGAAGACTATTGTCGTCGAAGTATTCCTCTTTAATATAAGGAAACACTTTACGGCAATAGTCTTCGTTATAGATCAAATTCGACAGGATTGCCTTTTCGATCATTCATCACCTTCTTCTGAGTCGTCATCAACGTATGTAACTTCACTATCGTCATCCCTTAGAATAATACTTCCGCCTACGGTGTAAGCGTTCTTAATGTACTCTCCAAAGTTTGTCTCTGTAAACATTTTATTCCAAAATTCTTTACTGTCAACAATTTCTTTTGCTCGAAGAAGCTTTTCGCTGATAATTTCTCCAGTGTCTGGGTTCACAGCCTCGTGCCAACCGACCTTAGGCTTGCGAATGAAACCACCTTTTTCGGCAACCTCAAGAAGACCGGACCACTTTGCGATGCCACCCTCCCAGCTTACGCTAATCGGAATCTTAGACTTTTCTTTGACGTGGCGAGATTTCTCAATGTTGATAACAAAGTGATAACCCTGGATCTCAGTACCAACCTTATCCTGTTGACGACCAATGATCCAAATAGCATCTGCCGAATAGTAGATACCAGTACCACCAGAAACGATGTCCTTAGGAAAGAGACCGATTTCTTTATACGTATGGTTAACCGCAATCAAAGGAATATCCTTCAGATTGAGATGTGGAGTCACGATACGGAACAACGACTTAAGAGCCTTTGCACGAGACATATCAGCAACGGACTTACCGTCAAGGGCGTCTTCGACTTCTTTCTTCGATGCAAGGTTTCCGACAGAGTCGATAATGATAATGACGTTATCTTTCTTTTCGATCTTATCGAGCTGCTGAGAGATATCGAATTTAAGTTCTTCCACGTTCGTGATAGGAGTATGAACAGTCCTACCCATATCAATACCAAAGGATTCAAAATACGATTGTGGAGTACCAAATTCCGAGTCATAGAACAACAGGATTGCGTCCTTATTTCTCTCAAGATAAGCTGCAGCCATCAGAAGTGCGAACGCAGACTTAAAGTGTTTTGATGGACCTGCAAGGACGAGCAGACCAGGTGCTACACCACCATCGATACGACCAGACAGAGCTACGTTAACCATAGGAACTGGAGTCGGAGCCATGTCTTTCTTACCATAGACTTTCGACTCCATGATCGGAGCAGTCAACTTAATGGTACTATTCTTTACGAGTTTATCCAACAGACTCATACTATCTTCCTTCTATAATTGAGAGTAGCTTATCTTTATAGGCCTCAATCTTCTTTACACGATCCGGCCAATAAATTGTTGATTTCTCTGGATTTCTGCAGAGATTATCTAAGAACGGAACTATCGAATTGTATAGTCTGTTCAATCTTTCTTGAAGATCCTCGATTGCAGCTTGGTCGTTTGCGTGAGCAGACTCAAGTTTAATCGCAGTCTCTTTTACTTCTTCGATTTCGTCGTCTATGAAACTAAATCCAAAATCAAAGTCTATGATTTCTTTATTCTTTGTCATGTGAATCACCTCTTTAAGTGGAAGAGGAGCCGAAGCTCCTCTCTATTATGACTTAATAAGGCTTCTGAACTTGGCGAGATCTTCATCATCGTCATCGTCAACGCTATCCATTGACGACTGAGACTGTTTCATTTCTTGCTGAGATTCGCTCTTTGAGAAACGACTCATGTCAAGATCTTCATCAACTTCGTCTTCAGCTTTGCGATTACCGTCAACCTGGTCACCAGTAAGGTTCAGTACACGATAAAGCTTTGCCTTCAACTCTGCGTAAGGTTTGAAGTGTTTAGGATCGACGATTTCTTGCAGAGAATGTTCTGATTTCCAAACGTTTTCCAACTTAGAGTCATCTTCGAACAGAGGCTCAGACGAGTCGAATTCAGACTTATCATAGTTCGCGTAACCTTCGAACTGACGGATCTTAAGACGGAAGTTTGCACCTTCCCAAAGATCGAACGGGTTAACCGGCTTTTCATCTTCGAATTGCGGGTTCATCAAGTCGTTCAACTTGTCGAAGATCTTTTTGCCGAACTTGAAAAGGAAAACCTTTCCATCATTGTCGGGATTGGCGCTATCCTTAATCACGTACACGTTAGCGATGTAGTGAAGACGACGCTTCTGTTTGCGAGCCTGTTCTTTGTCTGCTTCAACACCGGAATTCCACAGCTTAGAATTCAATTCTGAGACTGGGTCGTCTTTGTTGATTGTGGTTAAGGAATTTTCGATATACCAAAGACCAGTCGGACCTTGGAAACCATGATCCCACAAACGAACGAATGGCATATCTTCTCCGTTTGGTGCAGGAAGAAAGCGAATGATCGCAAAGCCGTTTCCAGCTTTATCTCGCGATGGTTTCCAAAACTTGCCTTCGTTGGGATCGGTGTAGCTCTTCTGTGCAATCTGCGAGAGCTGAGAGTTCAATTTGTCGAGTGACTTTGAACGATTATTTTTGAGTGTAGCAAAATCTACCATCGGTGTATCTCCTTGTATGCGATGTATGACAATGTATTGCAATTTTATGACGGATCAACCATCACAATACTATTTATCTTCGAAAAACTGTTCTTTCACAATCTTCGAAAATTTTTTTTGATCCACTTCCATGAATGGATAATATTTCTTGGATAACCTTATTATATCGCGCGCGATGAATTTGTCAACTATTTCTTTTTCCCATAGGTCATAAACGTTTGATATGCGGGCTAAAATAGAAAACGTCTCGAGCGATATTTCTTTACGTAGGTATAGAGTCATAACGTATGGATGCTGACCATCTTTCACTACGAAGTTGTCGTGATAGTTCTCTTTAAGTTTCTTGATGTCGTTCTTGAACATATACGTAAGAGACTCTACTCTCTTTTCCCATTCGACGAATATGTTCTCACCTGTTTCATCTACGATATCGCGGATCCATACCTTTTGATTATGGATAATGTTCGCGAGTAGAATCTTAGTAGGATCGTTTCTCTTTGACAGTTTGTAAAAGAAAAACGCGTCGTTTCGTGTCTGAAATTTATCAAAGGACGCGCGCACTTTACCATTATACTTATGATAATCGTAGCTATCGCTTTCAAAGTGTTTCTTCAATGCCAAGTAGTTGACATAGACACGAAACGACTCCTCATTAGCATAATTTAACGAGACCATTCTCTTCCTTCTTCACCATTCTTACAGCAACCGCTTCTTCACGAATTTTTTCCTTGAGTATCGAAGATTTCTTAACGATCTCTGCGACTGTTTCAATCTCAAGGTCATTTTCTTTCGCGTATTCTACTAGCGCATCGATATATGTAGCGCCGTTCGAAAGCTTGGAGGCGATTTCCATATGTATCTTTTCTGCTGTTCTTGTGACAATCATTTAACTTTTCAATACCTTTATATTATCTAACCAGCTGGAAACAGCTGCTCGAGTTCTTTCTACTTGCTTTTCCTCGAAGATACGAGTTTCGATCAACTGATCGTTCTTGTAGTAATCAACTCGATGGTTGTCAGAGTCTTCATAGATCTTTGCGGAATACATGATCCCGTGATTTTCGCGAATGATTAATTCGACTAATTTACTATCCATATGCAATCCCTTACTTTACTAAAAACCCAATTCTCGAAACATCTAAAAAGCCGTCTCCATCGTCACGGCTTTCGATATAAGTATAACCCATTTTTCTATAAATGTCAACTACTTTTATATCATCCAAGCTAGATCTCCTCGAATAAAACACTATCTATGTAGTTGTTTTTATCGTTTTCAGAGATACCCATCGAGAGTATTGATCTGTGAAGATGCGGATTTAGCTTTTGGTTCCTACAGTATTGATTGTGTCTCTCAGTGATCTTTATTGGATTCGTGACGTAAAGATTGCTCTTCATATTCGTTACATAGTATTCAACGAGATGAAGGCAGGTCTTTGAGAGTTGATCGATCTCTTCCTCAGATTTTAAATTACCTGCCGCGATCATTGAAGTTGAGAAGATACTCTGAGCCCAGTCAGGAAGATCACGAGGTTTAGACCATGAAAGATCCTTCGCCGTGTCTCTCATATAACTCAGGTATGGGTGTTCTGGAGTTTCGTCCGTAGTTGGAGAGAAGTCAAAGAACGATCCGGTGATCTTACTTGGGCCTGCCACGATGTCGAAACCAAGGATTGGAAAGTTAAAATGCTCGTGCGGAAATATATTCACATGCATAAGCCAGAGTTTTTGTGACTCTCTATTGTCAATCGTCTTTAAGTGACACTTTCGAACATACTTGGAACTCCAGATATTATCTTTCCATCCATCGAATAGTTCTAGGCTAGAGTTCCTACTATAGTGATCGTCAAAGATACTTTCAATCTTCTTTGACAGTTGAATCAGCGGGGTCCATACCTCCAAAGTAATCCTCCAATTCTTCTAGAAATTTCTGAACCATGCTAAAGCATACTTTAGCTTCTTTCTCTAAACCGTCGTGTAGATTGTTTCGAATAAGAGTCTTTAATTCATCGACATCTCTTTCGAACTCGTAGAAGTTAGTTGGTCCTGGTACTAGCTTCTTTATCATCTGGCCACCGGAAAGGTCTCCCATGTGTCTAACATACATATGTGCAAGAAGCTTGTCTTTATCTTCTTTAATCTTATGAATGTATTCTACATAAGCAGTTGCGGCGGGTAGAGTAGGGGCAGTTTTTAACGAGATCTCGGACTCTGACTCCATGATCGTAATATCTTCGAGGATAGCAGCCGACCTTAATATGCCGAAGATATCCTCTCCGAAGATTCCTACTTCTGTCGCATAATACTCTAGAGTAACGTACATAAGTAACTGATTCTTCAAGTACGTGTAATACTGATAAGGTGTAAGTTTTTTCTTTAACATTCTATTCATAAAAGCAGTTCGTTCTGCTCTTCTGTGCTCTTCTTTCGTGAGCTCTCTCAAATTGTTCATGGCTTACAAATATTTCCTTTACTCGTTATTGCATCAATACCAATCTTACTGAATTCTTCAAAGTTCTTAGTTACTATTTTACTCAGTTCTGTCTGTTTGTCAATAAAATTCAGCAGCCCAGCCTTGATTTTTTCATCAGAGACAGTTGATCTTACGAACTGTCTCTTTGTTTCTTGAACGAAGTCTATAAAGTAATTTACGTTTAGCATTTTTGAAATCCTTTGTGGTGTGATATAATATTTATCATCATTTTGAAGTTGCTATGAATACTCCGTTCCAATCTTTTGGAAGTTTTTGAGTTTTCATATATTCGCAACGCTCGATCCACATATCATAATACTTATCCATTTTTCCATCGAAACAGTGTCTAAGGCTTTGGCAAAGTTCAATAGCTTCGCTAAACTTTTGTCTTAGATACAGTTCATGCATCGCATCGTGAATTTTTTTGTTGCTAATATAACTCGGCTGAACATCATCTAGTACCGTGTAAATTGAAATACCTACAGTTTTACCTTTTACTGCTAGATCATCTATCTTAAGGAAAAAGAAGTCATCTTTACAATGTTCAACGGTTGCACCACCAACTAATAGCAAGCAGCCGTATTCTTTACATTTGCTTTCAATGCGAGCAGCGGTTGATACGCTGTCACCTAACACGTCATAGCTGTGGCGTTTAGTTGAGCCCATTTCCCCAATATAACCAAGACCGGTATTAATGCCGGCACCCATGCCTACGGGTGGGCGACCTTGAGGTATGATAACATCTTTATTAAATTTTTCTACGGCCTTAAGCATGTCCAATCCACACTGGACAGCGGTTTTAGGATGATGCGGATCGTCGATAGGAGCGTTATGTATGTGCATTGACGCGTCACCAATGTACTTAATAATCATACCACTAGAGTCAAGAACTGGCTGTGTAATTGCATCCATGTATCCATTCATTACCTTTGTAAGACCAGCAACATCATCACCAAAACTTTCGCCTAAAGGAGTAAAGCCACGAAGATCAGAGAATAGAATACTAACTTCTTTCTTAACGCCTTTTTTAATTAAATCTGGATTCTTCTGTAGGATCTCAACAACCTCAGGTGAAGCATATCCTCCGAACTGTTTCTTAATCGCTTGCTTCTGTAGGAATTCGTCTATGAACTTTACAGCATAACGAATTAGACCAACGAGCAGTAATCCGGCTGGAATTATAACGCCGTCGATAAGCATCTTATATTCAGCGAACGCATACATACTTGATGCAATGCTTGCTACGACAACTACCGCAAAGAATGCTAGACCGACGTAGGTCCATCTCGCTAATGCTATCAGAAGTAAACCTGCGATACTGAATGCGATGAGTTCCATACCTGGTGCCCAAGCCGGTCTCTCAATATTCGTACCGTTGAATACAGTTCCCAATAGAGCAGCTTGAAGATCGTGCGGCCATACTTGACCAGCTGCAGTCGCTATCGGGTTATTGATACCTGCAGCCGTAGGAGCTACAAACACCACCGCACCACCGAAGTCTTCAGGAAGATCTGTCGCACTTACTGATATTGACTTTTGACTCCAGTCGATCCATACTCTCGCAAGTTCGTCCGTTGAGATAGGACCAAACTGTGGAACTCTTAACTTATCAACTCCAAGTGGCGAAAGACGTATCTGAAAGCTTGGATCACCAGCAAGAACTCGAAGAACCTCGAGTGTTAAGTTTGGATACAAAACACCTTCAGACTCAATAACGAGTGGAACACGTCTTGTGACACCATCGGGTTCAGGAAGTGTATTAACGATACCGGATCCAATAGCAAACTTCTCAAGCTCAGGAATGTTTGCAATGACGCCAGGATACGAAAGAATGAGATCCTGATACTCAGAGTTAATGATTGCTGCACCAGGATTGATCGGTTCGTTCACGGTTCGATCACCGCCGACTGTATTAAGAACGACTGGGTTCTTTTGTAGAGTCTCAGTCAACTTATAGTCTTCACCGAAGCGATCCTTCTCGCTCATCAGGACGCCGAACACGACGAGTCCTGCATTCCTAGCATATAGATCTTCGATTAATGCTGCATATTCTCCTCGAGGCCATGGCCACTGACCCTTTTCTTCGATCGCAGCTTCATCAATATTCACAGTGTAGATATTGTTTTGAACCGGTTCTTGATTCACTATCAATTGGTCAAAATATCTAAGCTTTATGCTTTCTAAGAAACCGGGGTTACTTACAAACAGCATACACAATAATCCGAGTACTAATAGACTCCAAATAGGTGATAACAATATCTTCTTCATCATTTTCGTTTCTTTCTTAAAATTTCATTCGCTATCGCTTCTTTAATCCAAGCAGCTTTGCCTTTAAATCATCCGACTCATTTGGCGTATCTTTAATAACTTTCTTAGATGGCTCTCTTTTTATCGAAGGGGTCTCTTCATCAAATCCCCACTTTCTTTTTTCTTCTGCAATTCTCATACGAAGTTCGTTTACTTGTTTCGATATATCCATCTGTAAACCTTTTGACTAACTATTAATCTATATATCTTATTCTACTTAGAGTTCTGTAATTCTATACCAAAGACGATGCCAACATTATTGTTTTCAAATCCTGGTGTGATGTAACCTATTACATTATCATTAAAATCGTATGTTGTTCTGATAAAAGGAAGCACTTCGTAATTGCCGTATCCAGACACTACGCCAAATTCATGGTTCCACTTGGATCGTGTTATTTGAACACCGGCGTACGCGCTTAAAGCATCTTCGCTGTTATAATAAGCGCCGGCGATAAAACTATCGTCTTGTAAACGGATATGAGGATGAATGCTATTGTAATGTTGTTCAAAGTCTAAATGAAAACTCAATGCTATTCCGTATATTAAATCCATTTTAATTTCCTCGCTACTGATTCACTGTTAAGTTACACCCCGCAGAAACATTACATACTCCGGATACAGTACTTCCATCGCTCATACTATGTGGCAAACTGTATGTCTTAGAAGTTGATCCGGACTGGTTTAGAATAAAATTCCATGCTCCGCCACCGTTCTCTAACTGAACAGTCGCAGCATGACTGCCGCTTCCATCCTGAATTACGCTAGCATTATGATCGTTCCCAATTAACGTTAGATTTAAATAATGGTTCCCAGTTCCTTTTTGGTTCACGGACAGATCATTGCTGTTTCCGTTAACGTTTAAGAACATGTTTTTTCCAGTTTCTCTTTGCTGTAGTATTAGGCTGTTTCCATTGCCGATGATGTCAGCCTCTAGATAGTGTCTAGATGATGTAGTTGTTGTCTGTAAAATATCTGTGCTATTGTTATCACCATCGATATTTAAGATAGCATAATGGCTTCCACCAATCTGTTGGATCTGAACATCATTGTCGTTTCCAACAATATTTACATTTGCATTATGACCGTTCGTCAAAGCAAGGTTGGCCGCTCTTCTCATCGCCTGTGAAGGATTGATACCTGACGAGTAAACCGGGGTTGGAGCAGATCCTGGGTTTGATACAGATCCTGAACCAGTCGCCGTTGATGTTGTTGTGTTGCCTGAATTGTAGTAGAATGTAATTTCTGCAATCTGCATACTGTCACAGTTCAAACCACAGCCGTCTCCGGATTTAGTCGTGGGAAAGAATATGTAATAGTAGACATACGCATTGCTGTTTGTGACTGGAATTTTAGGACTGGTCCAGAATCTATCGTTACTAAGTGATAAAGCACCTTCTTGAATCAACGTCCAGTTTACACCGTCGTTACTTGCGTATAGCTTATAACTCGTCGGGTCTCTTCCTGAGAAGTCATTCGCAGTGGTAAGTGTAAACTCGTTTACCACTCGCCCAGCGTTTAGTTTAATAGTAACACCAGCGTTTTTCTTATCAAAGTTTAGATACTTTGTGTTTGGATTATTATCAAACGCTTGCGAAGCACCTTCACCCGATGGGCTGTTATTACTCGTAGGATAGTGATTGGTTATGTTAACATTCGAGCTGTTATTATAGATTGGAGTTGCGACAGCAGGTGGTGGCGCAGTCTGTCCCGCAGCCAACGGCGTTGAGCTTGGTGGAACATACGCTTGAAGTTGACTATTCGTTGGGTTATCTTGAGTGACAGACCACGAACCGCTTTGACCAAGACTATATCCTTGACCGGTAGTGATGAGAGTTCCCCACATACCGTTGCCGTTATAGAAGATCGCTCCGTTGGCTAATGCTCGAAACGAGCCTGTGTTGTTAATTATTTTGTATCTTGTGCCGTCGCTATTGAACACGGCCATACCGTAGGTGCCAGGATTGGTTGTACTATTAAAGAACCCAATGTATCTGCCATTACTGTTTGCGTCTGCAGTTTGTGCAGCTGTCCATCTAGCAGCCGAATTAGTCTGAGTAGCATAGTTCACGCTCGCAAAGATATAGTTAAATCCGCTCGCATGCAGTGTTCCGCCGGAAATATACCACTGCACGTCGAATATCTGCGCAGTGCTGAGCTTTAAGTCAGTGATAGCCGCAGCGGCAATACTAACGAACATAAGGTAAACGAGTA